GGCTTATATATCTCTTATCTTCGTTACAGTTCTCGTGCCTCATGCAGTAAGCGTTGTGTCCAATCTCTTTAACCTTATTCATCCTCTCAACATCTTCTTCAAAAGTTCTTCCGAAGCCACAAATTACATATACAAGACATCTATTAAATTTATCAAAAGCAAATCTTAATTGCTTTGTTAAATCTTCGTTTCCATCCCAAGCAAATCTATACTCTGAATGGCGAATAGAGCTAAGAAGTTCTGCGTTCTTTTCATTTAATAAACGACAATCTAGCCCCTGATTAAAGTCAACCTTAATCCGTTCTTTCTTTAGTTGCGATATGATTAATTCAAAGTGTTTTCCAGATGCAAGAATGTTATTGTCCATTATTGTTATCTGTTTAGACTTCCCATCCCAAATATCGTATATATCTCCAACTGGACGAATAATACCCTCCATCTTCGGAACAAAACAGAAGTCACAATTTCTAATACATCCTCTTGTTGTAAATCCCCAGTTTATTTTTGGTTTCATTGCTTCTATTTCTTGCGGGAGCCTTTTTGTCATGTCGTATCCAGAACCTCCTATTTCTGCTCGCCCCTCCCATTCACGGCATTTGTCTTTATTCTTTGTGAATATGCACGATACATAAATCTTGTCAGCAACATAAGAAAATAACTCATTGTTCCATATAACTTCATCGTTCTTATGGAACATAGCAATCTTATGAAGTGCTAGATTCGGAATCTTGCTATCTATAGCAATTAAAAGAACCTTCATTTATTCTCCTCTGTCTTTCCCATATCGTCCTTTCGGGTTATAACCCACAATGTCCTTCACATTCGTTATCGAAAAAGTCTTGTTGTCCGTCATCAAAATTTACTTCTCTTAATGGCTTCCTGCTGTTATGAAGAAAAGTTTTATTCTTCATGCTTACGGAGAATGTTCTTACCATATCGTCAACCTTACACGCATCATCAAACTCATCTGGTCTGTTCTTCTTCATCTCCTTCCAATAGTGGTTGTCATGGAACGGGCATCCAATACAGGCAGACTTTGGCGGTATCGGTATTCCCCTTGTCGTAAGATACCGCAAGCAATCTTGTCTGTTCATATTGGCATCAATGAGTGGGTAGCAATTCTTTAGCCATTTAATTCTGCTCGGCTTCATTCTTGTTGCTTCATCTGTGCTTATTCCAAGCCAAAGATCGTGAACTTCGTTTCTAGGCATCCATTGGCGATATTTCATCCCGCATAATTCTCTTATCTTCTTCTGAACCGGAACAATCTTATATTCTGATGTGCATTGACGACGGAGCATCCCGTTTGGGTGCGAGTAAAGCGGAAGGGAAACGAATCGCTTCCCTTTATGTTCTAAATCGTGTCTAATATTTCCATTTTTTGTTGTGATAAGTTTCATGCCATGCTTATTCATATAGATTTCAAACTCTTTGATATATTCGTAAGTAAGACGACTTTCCCAACCGGGGTCAGAGAATATAATTGCATCTGGCTTTGGCAAATCTCCGTTGGCACACATAGCTACCATCGTGCAAGTCTGAACGCCTCCTCCGAATGAAAGTACCTTCATTTCATCCCCCACAAGATAGATGAGTTAATCATTAAAGCACCAAGCCAGTAGAAAGCCTTGTGCCAGTTCTTCTCAAAAGCACAAATAATGACCAGTGACAAATTGAACGCTATCAGCACATATATAATCTTGTCGCTCATACATTACCCTCCGTATTTCCCATATCGTCCTTTCGTGGGTTATCTATGCTCAATCTGCCAATCTATTTGTGCCTCGCAATCTTCACAGGTGCATCCCCTGACACATCCTCTCGGCTCATCATCCCACGGCTCTCTCAATCTTGGCTTTGGTCTGTTGTCTGTCATATTCCTCCTTGAACTCCGACGGCTTTCCTTGAATGAAGACGCACTCGTTGCATCGTTTATTCCTGTTGGAACACTTTCTTCCAAGGCAAACATTGACATTAAAATATCCTTTAGGTCTAGACTTTGCCCCCAAGTTATCTCCTAACGACCTCGATGTTTGCTCCAACTTTATCGCTGGCGAATTGAAAGACATTTATCGAACGGACAACTTGCCAACAATCATCTTGCAAGATTCCGGCGAGAACAAGAGCGTCCATAATGCTTTCTAACTTATTGCTCAAGTCTGTCTTTCTATTGTCTGGAAAAGTTATCCCGATATAAACATCGCATTTATCAATCGGTTCTTCAATTTTGTGCAACTTTGCCTGCACTCTCAATTCCAATACCGCAGACTTTTCCCACTTGTTATGCTCCGACGACGATATAATCATCGGACGACCTTTAGTTCTGATTATCTGTTTGCTGTTCTTCTTGCTTGGGATTCTTCCTTCTAATCTAAAGAACATTTTTGTCCCTTTCTCTTGAAAGCCTTCTAACCTCGGATTCAAGCCAATCAATGCGAGCCTTCAAGTCCTGCGTCATAGGCTCTGGCTGTCCTAAATAACGTAGGTCGTAATTCCTTGCCTGTGCCTCAATAAGCCTATGCCGTAATTGCTGAACCTTATTGCTTAATTTTCGGATAATCTCGCTATCCGACAATGTTCTTGTGTTCATCGACTAACCTCCAATAGCGTCTTATGAATTTAACTGTCTCCGACGGAACAGAAGGATAGCTCTCAAGCAAATATTTTATCCCTGCGTTCCAAGCGATAATCCTATTCTCAACGCTGTCCTCAATGTGATAATGCTTAAATAACTGAGGAATTCTCTCCCCGATGTACCAATCGGCAATGGAAAAATTTATATCTGGATTGAACAAGTCGTTCTGCTTGAACTTGTGGTCGTGGAATTGGTTATAGTCGGCTAGGCATATCGGTGTTATCTGATAAAGTCCAGTCGCCTTTGTCCTCCTGTTATACGCTCCGGCGTTTCCAGAACTCTCGATAATCTGGATTGCCTTCATATTGATAACGACCTTCTTAGATTTCCTAATATCTGCATAAACGATTGAGGACATTCCGAGAAACAACAACAGCCATCCGGCTATCAACATTGTTTTCATTTCACTCTCCTCCTGTAGTTATTCTGAATAGTTCTAATAATTCTCTTTGACGCTTTCAATACCCATTTAGGCTCTATGAGTTCTGTAAGATTATGTTCTGTCATTATCTCCCCGACTATTGTTGCTCTTATTTCCTCAAGGAGATATATCCGTTTTGGATAAGACATTTTACGCCTCCAATCCGATTGACTTGCACATATACTTCCGTTGATTGTTGAACTCGGAAACGCTGACATCAATGAAAGAAGCCAGAACACCTTCTTCCGCTCCCTTGTGAGGCGTTCCCCATTTCTCAATTACATAAGCCGTCCCATCAGAATCCTCAACCGAATATGCTGTGATGTCCTTTCCTGTCTTCGTCTTGCGTGTCGCAACCCCGTTTATAAGCCCTTTGAACTCCAGAACGCTTCCACCTATCGGAATCTGCGATAAAACGGCTTTTACGGGGCGTTCTTCCTCCGATGCGTCCGAATGGTCATCCGGCTCTGGTTCGTTCGGCGTGGCGTGTCCTGTCGAAGCCGGAGGAGGGTTTTGTGGCTGTTCTTGGACAACTTCGGCATCTTGAGCGTCCCAATTCGTCTTATCTGGCAGGTCAACCATATCCTTATCAATTACAGGCTTAATTGTTTCATCAGCCGACAACTGCCTCTGGACATCAATGGACAGCGGAAGAAGTTTGCAGATACGCTTAACAGCGGTCTTCTTCGCCATCTCGTCATACCATTTAGACCACGGGCTGTATTCGCTCTGCCCTGCCTTTGAAGCGTTCCGAACTTTCTCGATTTCCTCCTTCTGAAGGTAAATAAAGACCTTTTCCTGTGCGACCATGTTCTTCGCAATACAATAAACACCCGCAAAAGAACCCCTGTCCCCAACAGCAGGAACATGACGCAAAACAGGATTAAGACCCTGTTCCTGTTGGAATTGGTCTTTATCGTAAACACACTCCGCTGAGAGAATAACGGCTTTCCCAGAACGATTGACCAACTCAATCATTCCCCTGTATCCGATAATGAACTGCACTTCCTTCTGGAAAGACCCGTCCTTCTTCTTGTTATTGAACGGGACATAATGACAATGACCGATGTTTGATGGAGTAAGCCCCAACTGAACTGTCTGGATAACAGCCCCGATAAGGCTCGCCTGCGAGCATTCCATCAACTGTGGGGACGACTTCATCAGCATCGTCAAAACGCCAATGAGCCTGTCCGTTGTAATTGTGTTCGGCAGAGCCTTCGCAATAAGGTCACGCTTTTGCTCGAAGAAATCCCAAACTGTCGTGACTTGCGTCTGCTTTACCATCTGCTTCGCCTGTGCAACTGTTGCCATAATTTCCTCCTTATTTGCCATCCGGCTTGTTGAGTTTAATCGTGAGCCTCCGGCTCTCCGATTTCTTCAGATATTGCTCATAGATTCCTGCCGACTTCATTGCGTCCACATCAACACGGCTTGTCGGTGTCGGTGTCCATTTTACGATATATTCAGACGTTTTAATCCCCAACTTGTCCGAGATACATTCCTTGAGTTTGACCTCGATTGCTTCCTTCTGCTCCTCAAGGGCTTTAATCTGACCCTTTGTTTCCTGCAAGAGCCGGATGCTGTCGTTCATTTCCTGCACGGCTTGGATTTGGTCGTCAGCCTTCGGATGCAGAGCGAGAAGGACATCGTCATCGCCGGACACAGCCGACGGAGGCGTGTTGTTCTGAACCATATTCCAGAATTCCATCGCCTTCGCAAGCATATCTTCTTGGAATGTTCGGTCGGCATCAATCTTCTTATAGAGAAACTTCTGACCGCCAATGAGGACGGCAATCCACCCGACGCTCTTTCCCGTAACAAGCAACTGCCAGAACACTTGGCAGATGTATTCTTGCGGTATGCTCTCGCCATCCCATTCCTTGAGTTTCCAAGCGGAGCAAGTCTTGACCTCAAGCAATTCGTCTGTTCCCTCAATGAGGCGGTCTACTTGAGCCTTTGCCCATTCGACTTTCGGGTGTGTGTAATGATTGATTGGAGGACGGCGAACCTTCATCCCTGTCATACGCTCAAACTTGCGAGCGACAAAGTCTTCAAGCTCCGTCCCTAACTGGACGGCTTCATTGTCGGACAAATCGGCAGGCTCAACCTTGCCTGTCTTTTCTGCCCAGAGTTGGAGGGGAGTTTTCCATCGGCTTACGCCGAGGACAGCGGAAATGTCTGAACCACCTATGTAACCTTTTCTATCCATCACGGACTCCTTTCGGTTATGCTTTTATCCTATACAAAAGATTTGCGATTGCAAGGTTTTTCTATTTTATTTTTACGACTGCTTTTCTGGCATTAAAGCCCACGCCAAAGCAACAACCCATCCTACAAATGTCCATCCAAGAAACAAATTTACGACGAGGATTGAAGCACTACTCTTATGTTTCATCCCAAAACCTAGCAACGAAGGGACAAAATAAAGAACTAAAAACAGGATTGCATATTCCATCTTACGCCTCCTTTCTAATCATCTTCTCAAGAGCCTTGCGAATGATGTTTGGCGGTCTGCGTGAGCCTTTGCTCCACGCATAAACTGTCGAATACGACACTTCAAGTTTCAATGCAATCTCCTCGAATGTCATCGTCTTGCTCAACTGCTTAATCAATCCAGAAACTTCTTCTCTGCGGTTCATTGATACCTCCTTATGAT